ATAAAGCTCGCTGCTGTACATATGATTATCTGGAATTTTTGTTCGAATATCGAGAGAAGGTAGCCAATGCACTACCTTAGGATTGTTATGTAGTGTTATGATATATTCTAGAGTAGATGTTCCGTAGCCGTAAGTCCTTCTAGCGTGTATGTCGAGATACTTATATATCTTACCTATATATACTTGGTTACTAGTCTCTGTCTGTACAATATCACCAGGTTTATAACTAGTAGATTTTTGCTTAGCTTTCACCTTTCGCTTGTTAATGCCTTCTTTATAACTCTCCATATTTTCTGTAAATATTGCTTGGGAGCTATTTTCTCTACCTAAGTAAATATTTGATTTGCATTTACCGTTTATAAAGGTATTTGCTTTAATAAAATCGCAGAGATTATCTGAATTAATTCCTATAGAACATTTTCTATCATCAGGTAAAGTTAGTTCGCAAGTCCAGAATGATAGCTTACCGCCTACGCTGCTCCCAGATGATGCTTGAGCTATATCTACAGCTTTGATTGATCCATTTTTAATTTCGATCATTTCAGAAGAATTTCCTTTATCTTCGGCCCATCTTAGACCAGCTTCTATTGATTTTTTATCTAGTGCGATGTAAGCTTGAGGAAGACTATACCAACGACTATTTTTTAAAATCAAGGTTACATTTTCTGGAATGTTTACGCTCATATCAAATCTCCTTATAATATTTTATTCCACGATCTGGTTATCTTTTTGACTTCTTTCATCGCCTGTTTCTTTGTCATATAATTACCTAGATACATGTGAATAATGCTTGCTATGTGAGCTGCTTGTGCTTTAGTACAGCCTCGAGTTGTTACTGCAGCAAATCCAATTCTTAACCCACTAGTTTCTCTAGGAGAAAGCTTATCTCCTGGAATCATGTTTTTATTTGTAGTAATTCTAATCTCTTCTAATTTTTTCTGTGCTTCTAATCCTGTAAGTCCATAACTTGCTAGTGTATTTAGCAATAGCAAATGAGTGTCAGTTTCGCTAACGGTAGCATCATAAGCGTTCAACATATAAGCACATGCAGCTGTGTTTTCTACAACATGTTCTGCATATCGCTTAAATGATGGCTTTAATGCTTCATTAAAGCATATTCCTTTAGCTGCAATTATATGTTCGAGCGGGCCACCTTGGGCATAAGGAAATACAGCGCTATTTATTTTCCTAAACAAAGCCTCATTGTTAGAAAGAATTAAACCACCTCTAGGTCCTCTTAGCGTCTTATGAGTAGTACTAGTAACGATGTCAGCGTAATCACAAGGATTATCATACACACCTGCAGCAACTAAACCTGCAATATGCGCCATATCCACCATAAAATAAGCTCCAACTTCGTCGCAGATATCTCTAAATTGCTTCCAATCAATTTTGTAAGGATATGCGCTATATCCAGCTAGAATGACATTTGGCTTTCTCTTCTTAGCTATTTTTCTAATAATAGTATAATCGAGCTTTCCATCTTCTCCTAAAGGATAAAAGCAGAATTTATAAGTATGGCTACTAAAGCTTACTGGAGATCCATGTGTAAGATGTCCACCATCATTAAGCTCTAGAGATAGTACTTTCCCACCATCTGGCATTAATGCTCTATACGCAGCGTAGTTAGCCTGACTTCCGCTATGAGGTTGAACATTTGCATATTTGCAGTGGAAAAGCTGACATGCTTTATCTATAGCATACTGCTCTACTTTATCTATTATCTCACAGCCGCCATAATACCTAGCATTAGGGTAACCTTCTGCATACTTATTTGTAAGGATACTGCCCATAGCTGAAAGAATATCTTTGCTGACATAATTCTCACTAGCTATAAGCTCAATTCCTTCGTTTTGTCTCTTTGTTTCTTCTAAAATACATTTTGTGATAAATTCGTTCATATGATTACCTATACCGTAATTTTGTTTGGAGATTTGTATTTTGTACGGATTTCCGTAAACCTAGGGTCTATCTCTCTCTATAATTAATATATTAATATAATAATAATTAATTTAATTAATTTTAATTAGGCGCTTATATAAGCGCCTTTATATAGCGCTCTATATAGAGCGCTTTTATATTAAGCGCCTTATAAGGCGCTAATTAATATAATTATTTATTAATTACTTATTATTAATTATTTATTATTATATAATTAATTTAAATTAATTTAGATTATAGTAATTGATATACCCCAGTTTGGAGATCTCCGAAAATCTCCAAAAGTTTACACTTTCTCTACTTTTTGTTCAGCTTTAGTTTTGCGCATACGAGCCGCGCGTTCAGCGCGCTGTTCTGGTGTGACGCATTTCTTATTACTTCCTGTTCTTATAGACAATACTTTCTTCGGAGCTTCGATAAAATAACCGACAGGATTATTGTTTCTATCATACCCGCTTACTGAGCATTTAAAATTATCAGGACATTTAGTCATAACGCGTTTCAGCTTTGTAATAAAAGTATTATCAGATGTGAAAATCAGTACGCGATTTTCGTTACGCATCATCGATATCGTCGTTTCCTGAGCTTCAGGACTGCATCTTACTGCAATCATTTCATCTACAGTTAAGTACTCACGCTTTGTCATAAAATACCTCCAAAATTATGTAGTTAATCTCCCTTTGAGATTTAAGTTCTCCCTTATGTTTATTATTTTGTAATTACTTGGTTACCTAAGTATGGTTTGTTTTTTCTCGCTAATAATCGCTTAAGATATCTACAAAATGCTGTTACATTAGTGTAAAAGTTTTAATTACCTTTAGCTGCTTCGTTATCATACTGTTCAAATCTTCTAAGCAAATCTAATTTTTCCTTACTCCAAAGCTTTTCATACTTATCCTGAGCTTTCTGAGTTTTTATATCTCTGCTTCGCATATGGTTGTTTATGATAAAGTAGATATCAAGCAATTCTCTTGGACAATTTTCGAAAGCTTCTTCAGGTGTAGCCTCTATAGCTCGAAGTGTACTTATATTTTCATGTCTGTAGTAATGAGCTATACCGGCATCATCGATCGATTGGGTATCTAATTTGCCGATATCATGTAATCTGGCTGCTTCGATAAAGGTAGCATCCTCACCTTGCCCAAAAGCTATTTCAGCTAGTTTAACGCAGTGTATACCAAGTAGATATTTATGGTAAGGGTTCTTTTGGTCAAATGTAAACATCTGCAAATATCTCTGTCGACACTTTTCTTTGTTATTTTCATTAAAATTAGTGAACTTAATTAAATCAAATCCTTCGAAATATTGCGGACAGTTATATGATCGGGCGAATTTCCAGATAATAGGGCTAGTTACTGGGTGCGCTCTCTTAGCATCTCTAGCTATGCAATTTTCTATAGATGTACACATAACATAAGCTTGCTTTTCGATCTTATTGCCAGTATGCTTTTCTACATTTTTGACTATATCTAAAGCTTTTTTCCGATCTTTATATTTAATGTTAGTGGCGTCAAAGATAACAGTTCTGCCAGATGTTAAGAAACTTCTCAAATCACTGTATATACATTTAAATAGTACATCCCCATGTTCTTGTATCGAAGCATCTCCAAACAACATCTCTCTATATTGATCTGATGATATTATTTCGAATTCCTCTCCTGATTCCTTGAAGTCAGCAGCAAGCTTAGCTACTTGTGTGCTTTTTCCACTTCCAGGAATTCCAACCATCATAATGAACTTCTGCATTAAATCCTCCTAGCTTTTTCTTACTATTATTATATATGACATAAAGAAAAAAGTCAACTAACTAAGCTGACTTTTTTATCCTATACCTACTATTAATTAATAATTAACTGTATCTTTCAGTAATTAATTCGCTCATCGGAAGATTTTCTATCCATTTGCAAAATTCTCGCCATTCTGGTAATCGATGGTTCTTACGTTGTTTATACATCGTCTTAAGTTGACGATAATTGGTTGTTATACCTGCGGTGAGTTTAAATCCGCAGGGGTTAGAATAAAGTATCTCTAGATACTTCTCGGGAGTTTCTAGAGAATCTTCGCTTGCAAGCCTATTATATTCCGCAACTTTTTCTTTCATAATCTCTATGATTCGCGGGTCGACGTGATTATCATATTGTTCATCTAAATCAAACCTATTGATCCGATGCATAGTTGACTGTGAACTTACAAAATCAGCGAAATGATATCTTTGAAACTCTGTCCACATTTTAACTGAACATGTCAAATCAAACTGAACAATAACGCCTGTTAGCCATTGATCATGGCCTTCCCCCGCATCGCTTTGAGCTAGAGCTTTAATGCCTTTCGTTAGCTCACTATTTAATGTATCAGGATCAACCGACATTGGAAATTTAGCTCTACGAATAGATTCCTCCAGACCATATACTTTTACATTTTCTACAATATTTTTCATTAATTTACCTCATCCGCCCAGTTGCTTAGTTTACCTCTAAAATTTTCTGTTAACTCTATTATATCGATAAAATCTTGCTTAGCGCCTGCCTGCAAGTATTTGATAAATCCGCTATCAGCTGGATATTTAAGGTCTACCTGACCATCATGCCCAATAACAATAGCTTTACAATCATCATGGATACGAGTAAGTGTTTTCTTTAAATCATGCAACCTATAATTTTGAGCTTCTTCGCAGATAACTATAGAGTTCTCTATATCATATCCACGTAAAAATGTATGGGGGATAGCTCTTATTATAGCCTCACCTCGTTTTACACTTTCAATATTAGAATCGCTAGCGATGTACTTATCTGGATCATATCCCCATGTAATAAGAGCTTGCCTAAGCGGTTCCATATACATAGCAGATTTATCTTCGATAGTGCCAGGAACAAAGCCTAGTTTATCTTCTTCGCAAGGGCTTATAATATAATAGATATTTTTATACATCTTATACTCATAAGCCATTAACATTGCCATACCAACAGCAAGAGTAGTTTTCGAACTGCCAGCTCGAGCATTTACAAATATTCCTATATTATCCTTATTCCAGACAGCCTTTACAAAATTCCATTGCTCAGCTGTTAATTGATATGGAAGTCTTTGAAAAAACAAACATTTAGTAATATCCTGAGGAACATCAGGTTTATTATCTTTTATAGTAGTATTAGTCTTCTTACTGCCCATATATCCTAATACAACTCCTCTATGTTATCGATCAGTTTTTCTACGATGCCATATTCTATTTGTTCTTCATCAGATATATACCAATCGTCTTTAAGCTTTTTCTTATACAAAGCAGGTGAAATCGTAGTACGTTCGAGAGTGTATTTTTTAAGCCACTCGAGATCTTTCTGATATGCTTTATGAGCATCTGCGATTTGCGCAGCACTACCTGACAGAGAAGCGGAACCTTCATGAATAAGAGTCTCAGAATATTTCATAGCAAATCTGCGATGGCCTGCAAGTAAAATCATACAACCCATACTACATGCTTGCCCCATATTAATTGTCCATACTGGAGTTTCACTGGACTCGATCGCAGCCATAACAGCTTTACCGATATCAACTTTTCCACCATATGAGTAAATACAAATTTTAATTGGTTTACGTTCTTCTTTCTTAAGACCTTTTCGCTTATCTTCGGAATTATAGAACATAATTTGTCGGATAAGCGCCATTAAGTAGTTATCAACATCACCGTTAATTACTAAGATACGATCTTTAAATTCTTGAAAATCTATATAATCTATAGTAGATGGAAGAGTTCCTTGCCCATCTGTCGCCATAGCCAATAAATCGTCGATGCCAATTTCTACTTCGCCAATATCTGCGGTTGCTTTGTTTTTGATCATTTGGTAATATTCCTTTCAATTAAAAATTTTTGTAAGTAGCTTACTCTATATCTACATATACAGTATATAGTAGCTAAAAAGAAAAATCAACTGCTACTTACAGTTGATTTTAGCTTTAATTATTTATTTTTATTTTTGTCTAATAGCTCTAATCATTCACTACGATACAGCCAACTTTATGGGTGATGACTGTTGTATAATCCAATCCAATATAATTCTTATACTTAAACATTTGCCCATAATAGTCGCAAGGAGTTACGAATTTATTAACTAAATCGCTGGATGTCCAGTGACCAAATACTATAGTTTTATCTCGATTAACACATTCGTGATCCTCCAATTCTTTAATTACCTTTGGAGTCATACACCAGCTAGCTATATTCCATTGATCATCATCGAAACTATCCAAAGAAGAGCCTTCCAGGAAATAATTTACAGGGATAAACCCATGAGTAAATATATAATTATTGGTTTCATAATACCAAGGCAGATTCTCGAGCCAATCTAAAAATCCATTATCGCACATCATTTTAGCTGCATCAAATTGATACCAAGGATCGTAAGCCATTTGATTAGGATAGCAATTTACAAAAGAAGCAAATGTATTATGTTCACCATTAGTTATATCTGTATTAGTTAACGTCCTACGTTTTATAGCGTCTATCAATATACTCTCATGGTTACCTCTAATACAGATAGGTTTATTTGCATGAGCATTATTTCTCAAATACTCCCAAATATTAAGACAGTCAGAAACTGACTGAGAAGCTCTACCAAAGTAATCTCCTAACCCGACAAGCTGATGATCTTTATTTTTCATATCATATCCAGCTTCGATTAATGCGCAGGTGAGAGCATTAAAATCGCCATGTGGATCTGCAAATACAAAGTATCTCATTTAAACCCCTTTAACCTTTAAATGTTTTCATATAATCATCTCTATACTTTTTTGCTTTTTCAAATTCTTGCATATCTAATTTCTGTGCTTTCTTTACATACCCATTAGTCATTATAATTTTATTCCCAAAGATGAAAAAATAAAAAGCTCTATTTATGTTAGATGATTGTTTTGTTCGCAGTTCAAATATGCCATCATCTACGTAACTGGAGAGCGGAGGTCTTGCATGATTGCTTTTAATCGATAATTCCACTATATTTCGGAGTGTTTTTGACTTAAGTTTTTCATTGTGGATATCCGATAAAAATTCTTCCATTGGGCATTTACCACCCTTTTCATAAAAGATAATCTCCGCCGTAGCGAGGTCATTTGGCTCTGGGTGGATGCCTCTATTTGAGATGATAGAGGTTAGCTGCGAATCATCCATCTCATCCAGCAACGTTAAAGCTTCTCGGATTGACAATCCTTTCAACTGCTCTTCAATAGAGTCTGTTCCGAATAGGTACGGGTCCAAATCAGAATTTTCTTCTTCCCATACTTTTCTGAATTTCTCATCTTTTAGACAATCTTTGATATAATCGACTAACTTAATCATTACTTATCTCCTAATAATATAGCTACACTATCTGCTTGATTGACAGTTCTTACCGTTCCTTTTAAAGTGTTATGCCAAAGTACACCTACAATAGGTTTGTCTTCGATATCACTAAGTTTATTCCAATCAATTCTCTTTACCTCTCCAAAGTAATATTCGGTAGAGTCTAGAGCGTTGCGGAGAAGAATAATTGTTGTATCAGGCAGGAAAGATAAAAAGTATTTAATGTTCATTTATTACCCCTCGTGATTAAGTTTACTAATTCTATCAATTTCTCTCTGAACGTACCATTTAGCTTTTTCGAGATCCTCTATTGCAGTAGCTTTATTTTTTAAGCCAGCTCTAGATATGTATTTAATAGCATTACCTAGATTGAAGTTCATATCCTGATCTTCGATAAAATCTATGACCTCAATCTTTCCTTTATTATAATGTTGTGGGTGATTAACCTTTTCCATCTAATTATTCCTCAGCTTCTAGTGCGCTTTTGTTCATTTCATCTCTAAATGCAAAAGCTTCTTCTTTATTATCAAACATTGGATAATCAATAGAAGCATCTACACTTGCTATAGTGTACTTATCCAATACCTTAACTACTTTGTATTGCATTGCTTTTGCTTTAGGTGCGCGCTTATGATCGATTGCATTATCAACAACCGTAACAAATAGCAAAACAATTGAGCTAAAGATCATTCCGATTAGAAATGCGGTACATACTATGAGAGTTACATTCTCCGATGAGAGAGCAGCCCCTAGGGTTACAATCGCGAACAGTACATATACTAGACATAGCAATACTAAAGCGATAATTTTAAGCGATTTTTTCATTGTTCTCTATTTCCTCCTTATATAAAATAAGTATTCTACAGCCACCTTCATAAGGAAGTGGTATTACAGATAAGACGTTATTATTACCGAGTTGGTTTATCATAGCTGCAGTATTTTCTACATAGGTTATAATTTGTTTAACTACCATAAAGGTCCTCCATTTTTAATAATTAATTATACAGGTCGTCCTTGTGCTCGCTTTGCAACCACTTCTCAAACTTCTCTCTGCAAGTCCATCCTCCGCAAGAAGTAGCAACAGGGCATTTTTCGCAACCAATCCATTCAGACAAGTATTTTGCGAGCCGTTCATTTGATAGTTTATCTAACCATTCTCTATTTGTCATTGTTCTTCCTCCGTCAAATCAATAATTTTTACTTCTCTGATATATCCTCTACCGAATATCTCACAATAGAATTCCGGTAATGTCATTGCATACTTTTCAGTTTCTTCGTAATTTTCAGCTTTTACAGTGCAAAGATATGGATAATGAAAGTCTCCGTCTAAACTAACAAGACTATTGTAACCATAAATGTTAAAGTATCTATTTGCCATTACACAATTCCCTCAATGCTTTTTCAGCGTCTTCTTTTGTCATATAAAGAATTACGTCGCTTGTGTCATACTCATCATCATTTTCGTCATAAAGATAAATTGCATTGCTCAAAATGCGTATTTCGCTCACAGTATGTTTTACGATTTCATCTACCCATCCGTCGCTAATGCTGTAATATTCGGCTAAACACCAAAACTTGTCACCAACTTTACAGGGAAGAAACAACAATGTGTTGTTTTCAATTGCGTTTTCTAACTCATATAATCGATTATATACATTTTCTGCTGTAATTGTTGGTATACCTGTATCACTCAGCCGCTTGTAATCTTTATTTGTCATAAATATTCCCCACAACATCTACATAGTTTCTATAGACTCTAATTTGGGCAAGACCAAAGTTATACGTTTCATCGTCTGCTTTGACAGACAAATAAAAACCAATATGTCCCTCAGCTTCGTCATCGTCTTCTAGGCAATATTCTCCGAAATGTACTTCTGCTTCTATAATGTCTCCGTTGTCCGCAGTAAGCAGAAGAATATCACTTTCGAAAATTCTTGTGCCTCTTTTATCTCTTAAGGTAGTGTATTGTCCGAGTGTTTCTGGATTGATTTCGTGAACATGCCCAAATTCATCAACTATTACGTATCTGTCTCTATCTAAATCAGAAATCGTTTGTCCGAAAGTTCCTTTTCGTTTCGGTAGAAAAGCATATGTTCCATACGCCCATTCGTTAGTGTCTAATCTTTTCGCTCTAAATATCACACTTCTCATGTTTCTATCTCCTTATTTGTAATTCTCGATAGAATAAAGTCTATTCAACGTTTTCTTCAATGCCTTATTTTCGTTTTCTAACTTTTCAAACTCATCAACAACTATTCTTGCAGCACTGCAAGCATAGCACAAATCCAAATCTTGTTCGACAGAGATGGATCTGTTGTTGAACGGACATTTGTTGATACCACAAAATGGGATTTCTAATTCTTCTTTTATTTTTAGCGCGATTTCTTTTATTTTCTTATCTTTTTTCGTCATAATTATCTCCCACACAACACATCATATACTGTACCAACTACTTCTAACCACGGACCAGTTGATGCATTTAGTCCAGAAATTTCAAATCCTTCATAATAGAGTGAAAACTTGCATTGATCTTCATTGTAGCCAACCGTGCAAACTCTGTCGTTGTATTTTACTATATCCTTATGAAAGATTTGTTCGCCATTTTTGCCTTTTATTCCTACGTACATAGCTACGCTTTCTTCGAATACTGTGTAGATAGTGTCGGTAGCCATATCTACTATCTTTGCCATTTTGCTGTTATCCCAATACAAATGTCCTTTAACCCATTTGTTTGTTTCTATATCTACACCTTTGAACAGATATTCCATATTTTCATCCATTACTTCTTATTCGAAATTTCGTTATCAACTTTGCTTTGGAGCTCGTCATACATGCCTTCGAAATAATCGCCACAATATTCGGTTAATGCTCTCCATCTTTCCATATCCACAGGAGAGTGCGTTACTTCTTCTAGAATTTGTATTGTCGAAGCATTTTGTGCGAATAGCTGATTGATGAAATGTTTATGCATCTCAGATTCTTTTACTAATCTAATGATCTCTGTTTTAAGCAAATTGATAACCTCGATTTGCTTATTAACTACATTTACTATGCTATCCAGTTTGCGTGCTTCTTGGTCTTTTAGATACGCTATTAGCTGTTCATTATCCATTTATGTTTCCTCCGTTTTGTTCCTTTTGGTATTCTTCGAAAGCTGCATCGAGTTCGAAATCAATGCTTTCCATATCCACAGCACAATCCCAACAAAGTTGATCAAAAGAATCCTCTCTTGCATACTGTTTAAAATAAGATATGAAACCTTTGATAGCATTTGAGGCGACCGTTTTAGAGTATTCTCTGACTGCTTTAGCACCAGCAATATGATCTATCCAATCGTAGATATCGCTGCCGCCGTTGCAATTGGGGCTTAAAATAAAATCGCTAAGCTTCCAGCAAATAATACGCATTTCTTCTTTTGTATAGAACTCTTCTTGAAGTTTTGTGGCGAGATCTTCATAATCGATGTTGATTTCTGCAGGATATTCTTCGTTAGCGCTCTCAAAAGTATAATCAAGATTGTCTTTGATGAACCATTCTAGATCTTGTTTATTCATTATTTTACGACCTTCCTTTACTCTCCTTTCATATAAGAGTGAGCATTACTTACTACTTGTAGTTTTTGATGTGCTAAGAATTCAGTCAATTCAACTAGTGTTTCTCCCTCAATATGTAAGCACATTTTACATGAAGCTTTATCAAGTCTAACTATGCATATTTTATTTATATCCTTATAGTAACAAATATCATCATAGAAAATTTGTTGACCTTCTTTGTCGCGCAAACCTGTGAAAACGCATACTGTGTCTTCTTCTACTCTATATTGAAAATGTCTTTCAGTGTCAATTAGAGAAACATACTTCTCTTTATCTTCACAACAAGGAATGTAAAAATGTCCTTTTACAAAATGCTTGACCTCATTGCTCCAACCCTTAAACAAGTAATCCATATCTGACTCCTCCTTTATTTTCACATATATTATAATATAAAAAAGAAATCCTGTCAACTATTTAGACAGGATTTTTTCGCATAAATTTCAAATTTTATTTTATATTACTAATAAACTCTATCTATTCTCTCTTCACCAAGATAATCACAAACTAAATCTCCGAAAAATTTCAAAGCCATACCTTCACGGTAAACTTCTGGGCTTGTTTGTCCTTCAAATCCAGTTATCTTTGTTTTCCCAAAGCTACTGTACAATGTTACTGTATCCGCATAAATGCTTGACCAATCTGCGACATTATCTTCCAAGAATGCTCTCGTTTTTTCGGATATGTCTGTGTCATCATCTAATGTTTCATAGAATCGATATTCTGTTGCTTGCCAACCTGTTCCATACTGTAATATGTTATACTTAGTGGTTTTACTATTTGGGTCATAGAGTTGGAACCAAAATGTGGTATAATCACCTCGTTCAACATCACTATCAAAGTAACCTAGATCATTTAGCTCATCCAAAATGTCTTCACTATAATCGATAAATTTTTCAAATCCTACAAAGCCATAACTTTGAGTAACGCCAAATGTTATTTTGCAGCCATGTTTATCTGCCATTTCTTTAAGCTCGCACAATGCCTGCATATGGGTTGAAGTAAATTCTATGTTCATATTAAAAATCTCCTACTTTCCAACCGCAATAATTTGGATATATATCAATGTAGCAATCTTCAGCATTATTATCGCGCAACAACAGGTACAATACCATTTCTGTTAGATTGCCTTCTGCATTTCTGAACGGTTTTAAGAATTGCGCATTTTCTTCAACATAATTTTTTAATTCAGAAAGAATTTCACGATATTCGTTAAAGTATGGTCTGCCTTGGTCTTCCTCATAGTCTTCAACTTCCCAACGAGATTCACTTTTGAATTTTCCATCATCTGAAACATATTTATATACAGTTTGTTCCTCTGTTACCATTTTCTTTTCTTTTATTTCTCGCATTATTTACTCCTTTTCAATCAATACAAAACATCTCGTTGGTCTATTGATTATACCATTGTAACAGATATAACCCTTTTTAAATAAAGCATCAGATCGCTGACTTTCTCTGTCTAACCTATCGATAACTACCTTGAAGCAGTATCTGTGATAATAACCTGGACCGTAGCTCAAACCAGCAAACTTTTTAGCAATAGCGTGTCTATCCATAAACAGGTCTACCAATTCTTCCATAAGTTCCAGATCACCTTGAGTTATCATTGTTTGGATAACAGCTCTGTCTCCGTGCTTTTCTATTTCTCTTTTGTTAATCTCATCTAAATGAGCCTTAGCTATTTTAGACCAATGCTGAGTATCTCTCATTGTTCTACCTCTAACGATTTACAAGCAATGCATCTCTGAGCTTTATTGATTTTGCAATTAAACAATTTGCACGTGTACCATTATTCGTGCGAATAATGACTTTCTATGTAGTGCGAACTATAAAATTGCATCCCTCACACGTTTCATTTGGGACATCTATTATAACCTTAATTTTTGCCATTGTTAAATACAATCCCCCCGTCGTCTATCCTGCTAGGACTAGCTGTCGTACCCGTATTCGTATTAATGCTATTGCAAGTAATTTTAAACGGGTTATGTTGACACCAAGTGCAGGGAGGATCGCCTACATAAACCTGACCAAGCGTAAGCTTTTTGGTATACTCACAATTAGCACAAGGATTGTTGGATTGCATATTGTCCCTAACAGAGTTTTGATAGTATACATCAATCGGCTTTGGTGTTGTATTGATCATCAAATGAGAAATAGGCATACCACACTCGGGACATTTTACATAATCTAATGCCCCAACATAATCTTTTTCGCTCAGATCTTCCATTTCATAAGTAAATTCACATCCGCAGGATGGGCAAATTGCATGAAATTCTTTCTTACCGCTCTTGATTATTTTAATCATAATTTTCTTCTTAATTTGGTTTCTTGATTGTAACATCAAACGATATTTCAAAAAGAGTGGATTTTCTTTTCGACTTCTTTTTTAACTTTTTGTTTGATTTCTTATCTGTTGGTTTTCGATCTTCATCTATTAACGATGACTCAAAGAAACTTGGAAATTTTGGAATGCCCATATTAATCTTCTCCTTTCTGGTTCTTTTTATACGCTCGGATTATACGCTCCATCCTATCGATATCAGAGTCTTTCATTTCGTATTCCCATAGTGTTTTGCCAACACCAAAGGGATTCGGACCTGCAATTGCCCATCCTTCTAAACATACAGTCGGTCCTGCTTTAGTATACGGAAATTGTACAAGTTCAATCTTCATTATATTTCTCCTTTCTTATATTCTAATAGCGAAATATATTCCTTCTGGAATAAACAATAACAATGTCAAAAGCCACAAATCATACGCACTCCAGATATGCACTCCGCTAATAAACATCCCAAATTTTTCAACAACCAATTGAATTTGATGTATTCCCGCTATTACCACACCTGATAAAGCGATGAGATTATAAATGATTATAAGCACAATAAATAGTACTGTTTTAAATTTTTCTTTCATTATAATTAACCCCCATTGATTAAATCTACATAATAATTTACTTCATCAAAAAGATCTAACATATTCCAAGAAATTTCTTTGAGTTCATCTTTCTGTTCTCCTGTTAAATATTTATTTTCGGAAATTTCATATTGAAGATCATATAATTCAGATTTGCCCAAACAATTACTTATACTGTTTTGGAAATAGCTAAAAGCGGCTTCATTCAAATCTCTCATACTTCCCTCCAACCATTCTTCTGAATAATTCTTCTCATATTTTCTTTGCCAACAGGATTATCTGTATGAAAATGAAATGCGACATTATCTCTGATGTAGTTACGCCATGTAATATCCACAGAACATTTTCGTTCTAGATATTTGAGTATCTCGATATAATCGCCGCCACCCCAAGTATAATTACCAGCATCATGATCGAGCGAAATTTCTAACATATCATTGAAATGATATCCTCTCCGCATCAAGTCGATTGCGTTGTCTGCAGTAAAAGATTGGTAATCATAACCATCTGGCATATCTCCTACATCATCGACCCAAATTTTTGTTATCATGCTTTTCTCCCTGGAATATCTACTATATTATATTCATGGTACTCAATGAAGCCAAACTGTTTATCAATTTGTCCTCTTGGAACTCCGAAATTAAGTTCTTTCGGTACGACCGAAATCGAAAGCTCTTTGCAAAACGGTGTAAACTTTTCTTCAAGTTCCGACCTTGTATAAAACTGGCCTTCAAATACATATTGACCATCGGTACGACGATAAACATCAACCAAATTGGCAACGTTATATGCTTCGGCATTTCTAAATTGAATTGCCATAATTTTGGGCTCTTCGCATTCGATTATTGCATTGATACTTTTAGCTATTTCAACTGTAAGATTTGTTTCAAAAACATCCTTGCTTGTTGCTAATATTGTGGTTCTAATTTCCATTAATTCATCTCCTTATCTAGGTAACACTTATAATGTTCTGATCCATCTGGGAATAATCTGACTTTATTAATTCCATTTGATCTAGTCAAATGAAAGATGTCTACTATAAAATCTTTTACATCGTTTGTAGCTATATTTGGGTTTAAATATATAGTAGCTGTTCCGTGATTTATCTCAACTCTACCTCTAGGATAGTAATCAAATGACTTATTATGCGTATATTGCTTAGGTAATTTTTCCCATGTAGCTCTATGATTAAATGTTTCACCATTTTTAGAATTTAACAGATCTCTATCTGCGACGGCGTTGCCGTCTATATCACTACTTACAGTAAAGCAATAATTTCTATTCTTTTCGAGGTTATCCAGATCAACTATCCAAAAGATACCTTTATATAAGTTTTTATCTTCGGTAAGTATTTTTATAAGTTTCATGTATTACTCCTTACTTCTATATTTATTATAATATAAAAATAAGAGATTATCAACTATATACTCGATCTTTGGGTAACGTTCATGTGAAGTAAATTTTTTACCGCATTTAGGGCATGTATAATTATAAACAGGTGGGAAGGATAGACCTACTAGCAGCTCTCGTTTCAACTCTACCTCGCAACAATCACATCTAATAGTCTCTTTATAGGGGATCATTTTCTTTCTAATTACTTTGAAATCTTCCATAAAAACCTCTTTTATTGATGAAATTTGGGGTTATCGCGTTCATATTTCAGGCGTGTCGTCCACAAAGTATCTACCAGTTTGTCAAATCTATCAAGGAACATGATTTGATCATAAACATCAATTTTAGCTTCATGCTTAAATATTTGATTGCCAATACGGTAAGCAGCAAACATACTCCAATCCAGTTGACTATGATCATCAGTTACATCAATAGTTGCTTTTTCATTATCGCGACAGCCACACCATGGAGAAAGTAAGATCTTTCCGCTTTCGTTTCTAGCAATAATAAGCTCATGTTCTGATTTATATCGGAATCTCCGCATAAACTCTTCTCGCAAACTCCTTGCAAAATCGACCTTTGTAGCAGATTTTTTCTTTAGCTTTTTGATATCATCTTCGCGATACCTCAAAATATCATAATCTTCGATAGTTTGGGTGTTTGGGTTAAATTCTTTGACTATACATTTAATCACTACTCTTACCTCTACCTTCGTTTAGCATATCGGCTAACGATTGTGCTGTTTCTTTATCTGTTGACCAAGCATACACCTGACCTGTTGTTACCTCATGTATTGGCCTTAGTACATATTCCTCATAATAGCCGTTGTGATCATCTAGATCATATACGAGAGGAAAACCTTTTTCATCTACTTGCAACGTATTAGGATATTCTCTAACACCAAACCTCATCCAGCACCCAATAAGATAAATCTTAGGCAAACTTTCTACATACGCAGCATTTTCAGGTGTGCAATCCAAATACTTTTCTAGGTCTGCCATTTTAATTACCTCCGCTATACATAATAGTGCAACAATTACCTGACATCTGTATAATCTGTTCGATCTTATATCCTAGTTTGTAGAGCATATTTACTATATCTTCTACAAAACATTCTAGGCAATCCGCTGAATTATATTTCCTCGGATTAGCTTCTTTCCACTCATCATCTATAGTATAAGTATTAATGTAATATTCTTTCATCTATTTCCTCCTATCCTATTCGAATAATACTCATAAAAAAGTTTATACTCCATGTACTTCTTAGGCAAATTAGCTGTTATTTGTTTTATCTGAGTATTTAACTCATGTATTTTTTCACTGATTGCTCTTACGTTTCGCAGATAAGCTGCATAATTATTTTTATATCTAGCCAGCTCTTCGCTTACTGCATCATATGGGCAATAATTTAATTTACCGATAGTATCAGCTATTTCATCTAAAAGAGTTTCATAATACTTTTTCTCAGCTATCGCTTGATCTCTATCATTAAGTAGCTCAAAAAGTTCTTTTCCTGTCTGCAGCTTCGTATAAAAATTTTTATATCTATTAGGTAGATATATAATGCGGTATATGCAGTATGCTATAGATAGCGATATAACTGACCCAGCAAATATAACGAATATCCAATCCCATGTTCCCATATCTACTAATCTCCTATATAAAACGCATCTACAATAATTATATTAAGCTTATCATCATAATAATATTGGTTATCATAATAAGAGTCCTTTACCTCACAAATATATTTTGCATTATCTGTAAATTCTTTATATTTGTTATGATAGAAAGTCTCAATCGCATCATCGAAATAATATATTTCTTTGTCCTGTTTAAATACCTCAAATTCTTTTTCTGTCATATAGCTATCTCTCCTTATTTTCTACTGTTATTATAGTATAAAATAATCAATAAATCAACTAGAGATAACAAAAGGGTTAATGTTCCAACGACATTAACCCTACTACCAAAATATATTTCTACCCCTCCAGCTATGGATAGAGAGAAATCTAAGTTGTAAAAATCGCGATTATTGAAATTAATACTAAAATAAGACTTATAATTATACCTATACCAGAAACAATGGATTGAGGTTTATTTATTTCTCCATTTTTACTAGATAAAACATATCCAATAATCGCAAAGATAAATGCTATAACGCTTAACCACCAAAATATAACTAATGATATAGAGGATAGTATAAGCGATAATATAGCAAGTATCAAAGTAAATACCTCATTTGGTCGGAGTGATAGGACTCGAACCTACAATTAACGCAGGGCCTAAACCTGCTGCCTTTGCCAATTTGGCCACACTCCGATAGCTGGCGGTAAATACGAGAATCGAGCTCGTGTTTCCAGAGTGACAATCTGGTGACCTAACCACTGATCGAATTTACCAAAATATGGTAGTTTTGTGAGTTCTACGTTAACTAGTATATCTCAAACTCTATTGCTTTTTCGGCGGCAATAAAACTACCAAAACAAACGCCTGGCGGAAGACTGAGGTGTCGATCCCCATACGATTCAGCATCGTACTCATTGTTTTCAAGACAAGACTCCACGCCGGTGAAGTTAATCTTCCATATTAAATATATTAATTTTATGTATTGTTACTTTCAGTCAGTTGTAATTTTTGATGGCTACCGATGCGTAACAGCTCTATTGAATCCGATGTTAATCTATATACAACACAGATATTTGGTTTGTAATGAAAATCCCGGCATCCTTGATAAGGTTTCGGAGAGCATTTCGATAGTTGATGATCTCTATACTTTGGGTCTAATTTATCACCTCTAGCTAACATATCTATTAGGCGATCTAGTTCTTTGGTATTGACCTTTCCAGACTTTATTAGAGATGCTAAATCTTTCGAATACAATTTAGAATACAGGATAGTTTTCATTAATCTAGCTCCTCAGGATGTTCCGAATAGTACTGCAATATAGCTTCGGTACCCTCTTCAGCTGATGAAAATTCACCAAACCAAAATCCAGTTTCTTGATCGTCTTCGTTGAGAGCTTTATATATGGTGTCTTGAGTTAGCTTATCAGCTGACACACTTTCTACAAAAGTAATATCAGCAAGTTTTTTCTGCATTTTCTCATTTAACATATATCATTACCCCAGAGTAATTATTGGTGGACTTGCTGGGATTCGAACCCAGGTACCTAGAAGTTCACTTTGGATTTAATCCAGGGCGAAACCAATTCCAAGCCCAAAAGGAGAACGGGCTTATCTATTTTGTATACCGCAGCGATAAGCCCGCAGACATTACGTCCGTAACTATGAAACTTGCGGTGATGGTGGGAAATGCACGACTCGAACGTGCCCCTCTCCGCAGCTTAAAACCCGCGGTCCTCTTCCGACTGAGATAATTTCCCATTTAATGCTGTTAATAAGTCTCGAACTTATTTACTACCTCTTCTGGTAGCGTCTTAACCAGATAAACGATAACAGCAGGTTGTTAGGATTTATATGGACAACCACTTCCATAGGCGCGTTTTTCACTTTTTACAAGTTGCAAATAACGATTTCCTAAAAAACACTCTATTGGCGGAGAACACAGGACTTGAACCTGCACATCCTTTCGGACGAGAGATTAGCAATCTCTTGCGGCTACCAATTTCGCCAATTCTCCATATCTTTATTTTCTATTTATATTATAACACATAAGTAGAAAATAATCAACTACATAACACAGCTAAATCTCCAGCATCATCTAAACTATATGTTAAAGTTAGCTCCGACTCATTCGGTGATATAGCCTTTATTATTATATAAAACTCATACAGAGCAGTTAAAGCATCTTCTATGCTCTCGCTTATTTTTCCATTATGAGTAGTCATATAGCGTTTTTGCAGCGATTTGAAATGTTTTATACTATCGCTTATAGCGTTAAATTTGATCGTAATCATTATAGTCTACCTTCTGTGAACATGATAATCTACATACTGGCAGAGGCAGCTTGATTCGAACAAACATTAACGCAGTCAAAGTGCGTTGTCCTACCTTTGAACGATACCCCCAGATTTGGAAGGTTTAAGTCTTATACACCTACAACTTATTGGCACGAGCTGATGGAATCGAACCATCGTGATAAGGTTTTGGAGACCCATCTGTTTCCAGTTACTAGCAAGCTCGCATAAAGTAAAAGAAAAGCTAGTTATGCATCTTTCAACATAACTAGCTTACTCATCTTTTGTAAAAAGAAATAGGAAGAAAAGAAACTAATTAAGTTGAAAATCGGCACACAAACCAAGCGTCACAACTATCCCATTGTTCGCTTACTACTACACTATAACGTTGTGAACTGAGTTCGTATACCATAATAATTTTCCTTTAAATATTTTACGATGTAATTTAGCTTAGTAAAATTACATTTTCTTTAAAAATGCAGCACCCATTTGTTTATATAATATTATCACATTATTTTTTTAACTAAAAGAGTTTTTGCTGTAATGGGTGCTTTTTCAAATATAAGTTTCAGCGCTCAATCGATTTACGTGCTCTACCACTGAGCTACCCGCGACTTACGCGATATGCGCGGGGTAGGACTCGAACCTACGACCACGTCCTTAGCAAGGATTTGATAACTGTTTGCTGTATTGAGCGCTTTCTAAATATTAATTTTCAGCACGCTAAGTTTGGCATCGATAATAATATGCGTGCTTCGTATTTATATACAGGTTAGTTTTATTTTCTATGTATATTTTTGTAATATTCCAACAAAAGTTTATCCAAGAAAGTTTTTCCATTAAATCCAGCTTGGAGAAATTTAAGTAGCATTGGAGAGTATCCACTCATGTAGATATTACCATTTTCATCGAATTCTGGAACAGTTGTAGCTCTACTATTAAAGTTCCACCAAACGATTTTTGTATTAATGCCTCTTTCTCTAAACATTCTCATGACTGCGTTTTTACTCATTTGAGAACCTCTGTCAAATTCCATATCAGATAGAACTACAAAGTACTCAGGAAAACTTTCCAGATTACTCAGCAATCTGATAACTGCTCCAAAGTCTGTGTTAGAGTAATCTCCCGTATACATCGAATTAAGCTCTCTACAGAACTTATTTGCTGTTCCATATACTGGCCCAACTTTACGTATATTCCTCCATGAAATATCGACGATGCAATAATCTTGATCTCTTATTTTTATAAGCTTAGGTTCACTACTAAAATTAACGACATAATTATTGCAGTAAGTAGAGCATTTAGCTAGATAATAAGCAATAGAAGTTGCTTTCCCTATACTGTCATTTCGATCTTGCATAGATCCAGAAGTGTCTAGGATAGGAATACAGTTAATGGAGATTTTTTCGAGCTTATCGAAAAACAGATCAGCATCGATCTTCTCTCTATTTCTATAGATGTCATATACGGTAGTTACGGCTGTATTTACCTTCTTTTTTCCTTGCTTTACTTCTTCTAGATATTCTTGAAATTTAGGATCTTGCATAAAGCGGCTATAGTACTTCATGATAGCAAGAGAAGGAACCTGTTCGTAATTGATTTCATCAAATTTACGAGCAGACATTTTAGCCTCTACCGTCTTAGCTTTAATGGCTTTCCTATAAAACTTTTGACTTACGCCAAGTTTCTTACAAAGTTCCTTTGCAAGATGATCGTTAGCAGTATTAAATCTAGGCATCCACTTCTTAGCAAGTTCATTACCCATCATAATCTGCTGCCACATATATGCAATACCATTATTGATTTGTTCGGTAGATGCAGTATCAGTATAGCTTAATCTCAAAACATCATCAAATCTGCCAGCTTTAGCCATATTTTCAGGCGATACGGCTGTAACGGCTTCCAAAGCTGCCCCGAGATCTTTCTTTCCAAGACCAAATCTGGGATCTCTAATAAACATCGCAAATAGCTGATTGAGCTCATCAGTTCCAGCCATTTTAGCGACAGCTTCCTGAGGATGTTTTCCATAATATTCCGACATAAATAAAATATCGAGAAGTTCATTACCTGTTGTATTAAAAGCTACATCTCCGTTTTCTGTTCTTTTTTCAGCGAAGAGTTTTTCCAAACTGTTCATATCGCTTCCTCCTAAAATTTTTATTATTTAAGTTGTGTGTAATTAGGCATAGGTTGGGGTTTCATTGGGTAATCCTTGTTATTGTCTTGCCACAAAACTATCATATAATCGTACACAGTAAAATTAATATCAAATGCTTGGAATGGTGTATGACTTGATTTCAACCATGAGTTTAGTTTTTTCTTTTCTTTGCTATTTAACCTAGCGTTATATTTACCATGATCGAAATATTCAGCTTTATCTAATCTGATACAACCTTCTATCCCCTTTTCTTTATTATAGAAATGGAAGTGAGGTATAGGACCTTCATCAGCATATATAGATACTGAATAACAATCAAAATTACCGACTCTGGCAAATTCAAGCAAAACCTCTGACATTAATCTCTCCAAAATTTTTTAATGGTCGTAGTGGGTGGACTCGAACCACCGGCTACCGGTTTATAAGACCGGTCCGATCACCACTTCGGTACACTACGATATTTAATGGTGCTCCCAGGCTGATTCGAACAGCCATACCGAGGTTACAAGGCTCGAGTACTACCATTGTACGATGAGAGCATAAATGGTCGGGGTGGCGAGATTTGAACTCGCAGCGTTTCTAATGTGAGAGATTTTAAGTCTCTTGTGTCTCGCCAATTTCACCACACCCCGATATCTGGCGGAAGTGACAGGCCATGCTCCTGCAACGATTCCCCGGGCTGAACGTTCTACAAATTGAACTACACTTCCATATTGGCGGAAGCAGCAGGGAACGATCCTACAACCTTTCGGTTAACAGCCGAATGCTCTGCCAGTTGAGCTATGCTTCCATAATTACCGCTGTTCGTATCTCGATGATTTACCCAGCGGGCAAATAAATCATCATATTATCATCACTAGATTCGACAGGCATCTCAATGGTACTCGGATGTATTTCCTGCTTACCGCGGTTTGGCTGTTCCTTATTCCATTTAACTATTGCAGTTTCAATAGCACCAATTTCATTTTACATATACATTATAATATGTTTTGTAAAATTAATCAACTAATTTTTATCTGTTTCCCCTATTTCTTTTTGTTTGCCAAGTGAAAAACTATAATGACCTCCTGCTGTAGGGTCTTTATAGAATATATTAGCAAACCCATTTTTAATATCAAACTCTTTAGCTACAGCAGTTTTAATTAAATCATCTGGTAATCCAGAAGGTATATTTAGGTTAAATTTTCCTTTTCTTGAAACAACTCTACCTCTAGGGTAATAATCAAACTCTACACCATTATATTGTTGTTTATATAGCGAGTTCCAGATATATTTGTGAGTACATTCTGCTGGTTGCTTAGGTATATCACGATTACCATCAAAATCAACAAGATACTTTTGTGATAATATGGTAAAATTTCCTTTGTTAATGTCTTCCATTGAATTAGCTATAATCCAAAAAGGACCTTCAAAGAAAAGATCATCTCTAGCATCTTCTTTTAATTTCTTAAATCTCATTGATTTTCCTGACTTATTTATAATCATGTTAATTTTTAACTACATTCTCAATTTCATATACTTCTTTTAATTCTTCAAGCTTACTAAATAATTCAAAATCATTAGTAGCAAAATCCGTTATTATTATTTCATTATCAGAATTCAATACATCTATAATATATAGAAGCTCTTCATCATCCCACCTATATTCTATTTGACCATTTTCAATCCGAGGATTTAAGATTGCTTTTAGTTGCTCTTTTGATGTATCTGCATATTTAATATTTTTAAGTAGCTGAGTTACATCTTTATCACTTATTTGTTTTAAGAAATGAGCTAGTAGGACGTTTTTATATGCTTTTATGTACTTTTTAATTAGACTAATATGGGGAAAATCTGCAATTCCTTGTTTTCTAACACTCTCTGGTATATCAGGATTATCTGATATAGTCATTGGAATAAGATTTCCATCAACATTAACTTTAATTCTTGGGGAGAATGTATGCTCATTACCTCTTTCTTTACCTGCTGGATCTAGCCAAATATCATAAGGCAAACCAATTTGGTTACCCCATATATTCGTCATCTCCAAAAGCAAATTTTCATTTAATGATTTCAATTTATCTATAGAATAAACTTTATTATCATTAATATTATGCTTATTTAGATAACTTTCATACATATTTTATTTACCTCATTACTATACTGGTGGGCATTCTTGGATTCGAACCAAGGACTACCGGTTTATGAGACCGGGGATCTAACCACTGATCTAAATGCCCATTTAGTGGTGCTGGTGATGGGATTCGAACCCATACTCGACAGGGTTTAAACCTGATGTCTCTGCCTATTGGACTACACCAGCATAAGTGCAAGTGGCTGTCCCGCGACCATTTAACTACAGCTATAACAACTATAATTGATAGTAAATAGTTCCGAGTTGTTACCTTCGTAAGCACCACTTGCTTATGTCTTAATTATATTATAATGTTGAGAGATAATCAACTAAATTACCTAAATAACTCCTAAATTATCTCCCTTTAGCATGTAGTTATATACATACTCAATTCCTCTCATCCAGGTTTTCTTATTGCTGAGTGTGGTGAGAAAGTTAGTTTTATCTGCATTATTAGAATTAGCTAGCAATTCTTTGCAGACAGTTACGAGTTCTCCTATAGTTGTAGTACTATCGATTTGAGCTTTGTTTTGAGCTATTACATTACCAATTGTTCCAGCTGTTTTAGAAAGTTCGATTTGATTTTTCATATAACTCCCTCCTAGTTATCTTTTACATCTATATTATATGAACTAATTTCTAATTTATCAACTGTTTTACCATAATTTAGATAAAAAATTCCTTTAGCTCTTACACCAAAGGAATAACTGGACCAGGATATGAGATTCGAACTCACCCCAACTGCTTGGAAGGCAGTGATGCTACCACTACACCAATCCTGGATATAAATACAGAGCTGAGATCATTTGCTTATAACTATATGATTTGAAGGATGGTAACCATTAAAGCGTTGTATAAGTGTATGATAAGGGAGGTGTATTAGGTCTGTTGAAACGACCTTAAAGCATAACCTCAGCTCTGTTGTGGTTGAAGGCGTCAGATTCGAACTGCTATCCCGCGTCCCAAACGCGGTGTGTTACCGTTACACCACGCCCTCAGTGTATTTACCGCTATAATTTAGCGGTAGTTCTTATTAATTATAACGTCTGTTGTGATTATAATCAACTATTTTTCTGTAATTTCTTTCTTTTAAATTTACTTAAAGCAGCTAGATAATCATCGTACAGTTTATAATCCTGTCTTCTTGGAAAATCAGATCTATCTCGATATGAGTATAATTTTTTAACTAGCTTTTTAAATTTACTAATATATGCTGATACTTTATGCCGTTCTATATTTAGTATCGTCTGTATCTCGATAGGATTATACCCATCTAGTATAAGAGGTATTATAAGTTGAGTTTTAACATCAGTTACGTTTAAGATATCTCTCATAAATGATGCATCTTCGTTATAAAGGGTTTCGTCAGATGCACTATCATTACTTGCCAGAATATCTTCTAGACATATCCCATCTCCTAAATCTTCGTATATACTAACACATTTTTTAGGATCATATATGCCGTATCTATTATTATACTTCTTTTTGATAGACCAAATCATACTTCTACGTATGCACATACAGGCAAAAGGTAAGAAATCACTATGCGGTTTATAACTGTCAAAGTATCTTATAGCATTTAATAGACCTATACGTCCTTCCTGAAGTATGTCTTCTTTCCAGAATAGTACCTCAGGTGTTTTGTATATGTATTTACCCCAGATCTTTCCGACCAAGTAATCATACTGCTGCAGCGTTTCAGCTTCGTTCATTTTACCTTCCTCAGCTGAACGATGACCGCATATAAGCTCCGGCCAACTATTTCAGATTTTCCTTCCTTACTTTTATGTCCAGGGGTAAGCTTTACATGATGTATTGTTTCTGCTCTACCTACTTTAAGCCTATCTTTTTCTTTATAGTACTTACTTATTATATCTGAAAAAGGAATTAATGTCTTAGGAAGCTTAGGCTTTTCTTCTTTCTTCGGTACAGGCCAAGGTTGATGCCATTCTCTAGGTTTGCTTATTGAGTATTTACATTTAGCTATATCATCTAAACATCTGACTGTACATTTTTTATTACTACAAAAATGACAGCACATATCAGGATTTTGGCATTCATTTTTAAGTACGCAGAATTCCATTTCCATAATATTACCTCTTCTTCTTTATTACTTATATTATATATGATATGAGAAGAGATATCAACTAGATTCAGCTCTGATGCTTAAGAAGATACTCAGTGCTTACATTCTTAAAGGATACTGTATTTTCAGCATCTCTATATACGCAACCTTCTCTCATAACGCTTGGGTTAACTACAGATTTCCCAGTAGCTAATTTTTTCATTTCTTCCATTGTATCTGGACATACAAAGTCTGTTTGCAGGATAGGTACCCATTGGATACCGAACATTCCAACTTTTTCTTTAGCTTTTACAGAATCCATTTTCTTGCCATCTATAATGAGATTAAATCCAAAGAATTGATCTTCTGTCAACTTAAGTGGGTTACCCTGTACGCTTCCTACAGACTCACCCTGCAAAACGATATAAGATTTAGCCTCTAACAGAACGAAGAGTTTCTTAAGTACATTTTCTACATCATACTTAAATGCCATATCCCAGTAGATATTATGATCGTGATAAGTCTTTTGATTTTCATCAAATTGTCTCACATTACGTGAGCATACACCGAACTCAAACTTTCTAACACTTTTCTTACAGAGGAAAAATGTAGTAGAAGTACCATCTAGCTTTTCTGTCACTTCGAGATGACGCTTATCAGCTAGCATTTGCGGTATATTTTCGATGCGTTCTTCATCAGTTTTGGATATGAAATCAGGCCAAGCTTTTCTATTTTTCTTCTTACCGCCAAATAAGAACAACATAATGTTGCGAGTAAATTTGTGGCGCATAAGCCATTTACCGAATTTGGTTTTTATAAATTTAGGTAGGCGTTGCTTAATTCTAGCCTCCCGAGGATCTTGGCCTTCAGCTTTAAGCCTCAATTCTTCCTGCGTCTGTATCTTAGTAACACCTAGAACTTTTGTGACATCGTCTCCAACAGTATACTTGGAGAGATTTACATCAAATTTATCGAGAGAAAGTGCAAGTCCTTGGGATGTTTTCCCTTTAAATTTCCGAGTTTTAACCTTACCACCAGTACCTTCCATAAACGCAAAGACAGGCTTAGATGTATCTACTTTAGAGTCGATTTCAAAGTATACGCATTTATCTCCTTCTTTGAACTCTCCTTTACCTACAACTAGACCCCAGCCTAGTACATGTGCATACTCGATGCGGTCTGCACCTTCAATAGGCTCGATATCATGTATTATTTCGATATGTGCGAGATGTCTTTCTGCCAAGTTAGTTTTCCTCCTCTTTGCTGTGTTTATCCTTAACGAGCTTTACAAAATTATCCTCTTCGTTATATTCTTTATGCAGCCAGTCTAGTAGATATTCTTCACATAGAGGTTGTGGAATATCATCACATTTATAATGCTCTGTACATAAATCGCAAGGCGAAGAATGCGTTAATACATATAAAAAAGATTCATCATCCAACGTCTCAATCCATTCTCTATTTGTACTAGGATGTTGCTGCATTTCATCTAACTGTTTCTCAGCGTAAGTAGTTGTAATAACAATACCTGTAATTACTGATGCTATTATAGTAAATATAAGCAAAGTTATCGCTGAAGAAGAATTATCATTAATAGCGTCTATACAGCTTGCTGTAAGTATAATAATAGCAGCGATCAGTACTAAAGTTATAACTGTTCCTACGATGAACATAATTTTATTAGGTTTCATTTACATTATCCTTTGCAATTTTTGCATTCGGTAGAATATTTAATTGATCCATTAATTGTTGTATTTCACACTTTAATTTGAAATTTTCTTCCATCAAATCTTCTATCCTATTCTCAAGATTTGCAATTCTATCGATTTCATTTCGGGTCATGCTATTTCAGATAACCGCCTTTAATCATCCCTACCGCATACCCATAAAGACTTACAGCTTTATGAGTAATAATATTATCTTTAACTACAGTAGCGTCAAAATAATAATCGCCAGGTTTTATGGTTTCCTTACATACGCAACAGGTATGCGGTTTGATTGCCTTATGCTTATGAACTTCGATTACTCTAAGCATTTTAAATATCCTCCTTAAATTTTCTCTTAAAATATTTTATGAGCTCCATCGCTCTAGTAAATCCAGGTTTATCACTATTTTTAATTGCTAGATTACGAGACAACCATGAGATGTCATCTTTCCGCAGCTTTGGCACAATCATTTTATCTAGCAATTCTTGCAGTTCATTATATAGCAAAATGTCTTCCATAGTTCTTTCCTCCAAAAACCTTTAGAACTCTAGGATATATTTACTTTTTACACTATTAATTATATTAGAAATCTTCGATATAATCAACTAGATCTTGCTTTACCTCATACATAACTTCTTCTCTAGCATTTTCCCATGCTTTTTGTTCTACATCAGCTAGTATTTTATTTATGTCCTGATGTAGAATATATTCGGAAACATTTAGCTTTCTATCTTCGTCAATTACCTGCACGATTCGTTCAGCGTAGTTGTAGTCCAAACTCATCAAACTTCTCCTCTTTAAAATATTTTTTATACAAACCCCAGTCTTTTACTATAAAAGCTTTGAGTTCATTAGCCCGCTTTACATTATGGTCCCTCAGGGCCAATAGATAGCCCATAGCATATCCATAATCAATAGGAGCTGGAATAAACTCACTCACGTATTTAAATTTCTTACATTTTGTACAGTATAAGACTGTTCTAAACCCTAAATCATTTATTGCATCTCCATGAACATTTGCCCATGGTTTATAGTTATGCTTACAAAATAGTTGTTTGAGCGACATAATAATTAACGTGCATCTCCTTCATCCAATCATACCAGAGATTATAGATATTTAAATCCGTTTCTTTACTTATTTTTACTGGGTATTTTCTACCTAAAAATCTCATATATTCTGACCAAGCAGTTACCTCATTATTTGTCATACATAGCTGTGTTCCATAAATGTTTTTATTTCTGCCTTTTCTTCGTACAATAAATAAAACTCCATGAGCGTTAACCATCATATAATCTCCAGGAGTTTTAGACTCATACTTTTCTGGAACGTTATTTTTCATACATAAGTCTCCTTATCTATTTTCTACTAGTATTATAATATAGGCACTTGGATAAATCAACTAAATAAAAGAAAAGAGTAAGTATATTAACTTACTCTCTCTGCGTACTGATTACTACTTGCTAATGCTACACCTAAGACATCATCTATATGTGCTTTTTCATTTGGCTTATATCTACCAAATTTAATGATTATATTAGGGTAGATAGTTAAAAAGTCGACCTGCTTACGTATCTCATCTCTAGTATACCCAGTGTAAATAACAACGTCATCGAAAATGTGATGATGATTTCTTAGCTTTTCGATAAATGTTATTAATTCGCCGAACTGCAAAAAAGGTTCGAGACCTCCAAATACTATAGCTTCACCTATAGGGTTAGATATATATCGATTAATTATATCCTCATCATCCATATCTATCGTAACAGCATCTACTATATCTGCATTTTGACACATCTTAACACCTGCTTCCTTTTCACATTTAAAGTCGCAGTTGCAGGTAATTATAAACATAGATGGTTTTTTATACTGCAAGAAATCTTCATCGATTAGGCCTTTTATTTTCATGTTAAATCACATTTGCTTGCCACATTATACCAAGTACGGGCATCAAACTCCTTTTTACGTATTTTTTGATAACTAGAAACAGGTGTATAAAAACCTACAACCCTAGCGTAAGTGTCGTGAAGAGGCTCTCCGCAATGTGGGCAAGTTTTTGTCCCAATAAATGCGTGCTTATGTTTACATACATTTATTTTCGTAGTAAATGCACTATAAATAACTCCCGATTTAGCTACATAATTAAGCATATTCCAAGCAGCTTCTTTTGTAGGAAACTTACCTTCGATATCTATATGAGCTATAGCACCACCTGAGCATTCTTTATCGAGTATAGAACTTACTCTACATTTTTCTTGGATAGTGCATTTTTCCATAAGCGGTATCCATTGATTGCCGTAGATAAAATACTTATCCTGTTCATATAGCAAATTATCTGCATGGCAGAGAACTCCGGCGGTATTTTCTCCAGGTATCTGTTCTACATTAAACGTAAACTCATCTGTAAAATTATCTTTGACATCATTTATTACAGAGAATATTTCTTTTGCAAACTCTACAGCTTCATCGGTGTAATACTTATTGCCTAGCTCATCTATTCCGATTAGGTTAAATGAATCCATAACTTCGTACATACCTAATATACCAACAGTGCAAAATTGGTTTTTCAAATCCAATGCACCATCCTGATAGTTAGGAAGTAAGCCCTTTTCGATATTACGCTTAAGTATATGACGCATAGAATATAGAGCTTTGCAATCGAGGGTTACTCTTTCTCTAAGTATTTTCAAATACTTAGCTTTATTAAATTTACTTTCATAAGCTATACGAACGAGGTTAATGGTAGATACTCTGCAGCTACCTATACTCAATCCGGTACCACCAATGCTGTTTTGGAAACCTTCCAGCTTACTCGTATCACTGAGTAAGCGGCAGCAATTGCTTAATATCCCTACGTTATCGCTAATAAAGAAATTAGAGTCTTGCCACTCAACATTATGATCGGACATCCAGTGAGCAAATTCTTCATCTTGGAATTTTCCATCGACATAGAGCAACGAAGCTGATAGAACAGGGAATGTAAACATACATTCTTTTCTTATCTCGCTTACAACTTCCATAAAGACCTTTTCGCATTTTACGATCTCTTCTACCTGATCAATAGCGAATGTTTGATCTGGGAAGACTAAACCACCAAATAGACTCTCTATATATCTACGATCAAATACGCTCACATTAGTAAATGCTGTTTGATCTAGACGTAAAAACGGCTGGTTAAGCCTATAGATAAGCTTTTGGAAACATTGCCGCAAATAATAATCGGGATCTTTTATGTAATAACCACTCTCGCAATCTTTCTTCCAGAAGTAATAAGACCAGATAATTACATTAGGAATACCTACAGCACCGCTCTGCCTGTTAGCTAAGAAAGATACAAACTCAATTAGGTCATCGAGGAATGTTGTCAGGTGCTTAGGGGGTTGATTATTATAGTCTTTTAAGAAGAACAATCCTTCTCTAGCCAGCTTATCGAGATCGACCGCATAACAGTAAGGGAAAAAGCTGGAGGTAGCCCCGTCGTTTAGGTTTAACCCTTTACTAAATTCCTGCTCAAACCATTGCTTAGCTGTTCTGATGCCCCATTTTTTCTTTATCTCATAGAAAATTTTATTTAAAGCAAAAAGTTTATCCTGGCTTTTACCCTTTTCAGTCATAAAAGACCTTATATCCCTGTGATTAGCATTAGCATTAGGGTCGATAGTGGTATCAGCCAGAGTATCTGTTTTAATAAATTTATCTAGAAATTCTGAGTTATCTAGCTGTGCTGGATGTAGTCCATTTATATATTCGAAGTCTTCTCCATATTTTTTCTTAAGTTCGTCTAGACATCTCTCAAAGTCAGCGTTAAGTTTAAGTTCTATTTGCATCTAATACACCTCACAGACTATTAATAAAGTTTATAGCTTCTGAAAATTCGTATCTTTTTCCATCTACTTCGAGCAGCGGGGCTGTTCTAATACTTAGAGCTAGCATTTTATCTATATCTGTGATAGTTTCGTGTTCGATATTTTTCTGAGTGAGCTTTGCCTTAAGAACTTTACATTTAGGGCAATTTGTGCTATATAAAATGATTTTCAAATTAGGTCTCCTTATAATTATTTTTCTAGTGTCTTTTTGTTTTTACGTTTTCTATATCCAAGCTCATATAGGTCTTGCGCTAATAGATAAGTATTAAAATCAATTTTAATATTATTATTTGTTAGACTTTGTTGGATAAATTTTTCTAGTTTTTTAATTTCAAACTGTTTTTCTGGCATTTAATTCCTCCATATAGCGAGTAAAATAGACAAGCAACTTATCTGCTTGTCTATAATAGTTTAACTTATTTTTAAGTGTAAATCAACTAAATATTATTCGAGTTCCCAACCGAATCTTACTGTCATAAGTTTAGAAATGCGGTTAGCTAGATATGAACCTTCATATTTGAAAGCTAGGTATGGCAAGCTGCGAATACTATCAGCTTTGTGAAGAATAATTGTACAAGTATAACTTGGGTTTGCTGCGCTTCCAGAGGCTGATACGCCTATAGTACCGAGAACCATAGACGTAGCATTAGGGTTATCTTCA